GTTCCAAGAGAAGAGTTGAATCAAATGTTTGGTAATGGTAAAAAGTTTGCAAGTGTTGAAGTAATTTATCCAGCTACAAAGAATGTAATTCCATACAACTTAAGTATGTTGGTATTTCACGGAATTATTGAATATAATGATTTAGGTGAACCAATTGCAGGTGGAGATGCTGAATCTGGTATTATACTTGGCAATTTAATTAAAAATGTAAATGCAGATGTACAAAATACATTTACTATCAGAGGACCAAACAAATTATTGTTATCTAAAGTAAAGAATTTACCACAAAAAAGAAAACAATTCATGACAATGATTGATCAATTGCAAGGATCATTCAGTGATCAAACAAAAATTATTGAGTATCATAAAAATTGGTGGAATAATTTTATCAGAGAAAAGGCAGATTCATTTGGATATTCAATTTCACCTGAAGTATTGAGTTTATTAGTTAAAAGATGGGCAGAATTTGATAAAAGTGTTAGCATAAAAACCATTTTAAAACAAATTGACAATGAAGAATTTAAAAATTTTGTCAGTGCCTTTGATAAAGAAAGTCATGAACAGCAATATAAAAATAACATCAGACCGTTTGAAGAATTATTTTTAAAATTAGGAGTTGAAGTATTGAAAAATGCTGCTGGTTATATGGCTGCTTCACCTGATGATGCTGCTAAACAAATAGCAAGTGATGTATTGATACAAGCAAAAACACTCAAGTCCAAAGGTGCAACGGAAGATCAATTAAACAAATTAAAGAATGAATTACAAAGATTAAAAGTTGTTGGTGGATTGAAAAAAATTGTAGGTTCAGAAGGATTAACATTCTTTTATAATGATAAAATATACAAATTAACTGGTCTTTTTGCTCCTGTTAATCAAATTTTAGGATTATTAAAATATCAAAGATAAATTTAGTTATATATAATATAAAGGTTATTAAATAATATGAAAAGAGCATCAGATAAAAGTAATTTGTCTATTGTAAGAGACTATTTGGATGGTAATAGACCATTTATTCAAGTTGGTTATGATCCAAATTTAGACAATGGTAAAAGAAAAGAAGGTGAAATTTGGGAGGATAGTCAAGGCAATAAATGGATGTGGAAAAATGGTAGCAAAAGAAAAATACCTAAACTTGCTCAAATTAAAATTGAACAAAGATGTAGTATTTGTAATGCAGATACTAAATGGGGAAACTATTTGGATCAAAAAGTGTATCCAAAAACAGGTAGATGTTATGACTGCAATATTGCTTTTGACAGTAAACTAAAAATACTTGGTGTATTTGAAGATTATGAGAAGCATAAAATTTATAAAAGTATGCTTTCTGAAATGAATGATTTCAAACAACAAATGACAGAAAGCCTTACTTATCTTGAATCAGACAGTTCATTACCTAAATTACAATATTTCAATGAAGATGGTTCACAAGAATTTTGGACAGATGATACTGATATGAAGAGTAAAGTATTAACTGATCTTAAAAAGGATTTGTTAAGCCTTAACCAAAAAATTGATGAATTGAATAAAAAAATAAGTGAATTGAATTATGATTCATCAATTGAAGAAAAAGCAAAACAAATGACTTTGGAGAAACTTAATAGTCAAGATAAATGAGTGTACAGAAAACATTAAAAGATGTAATCAAAGATGAATACAAGAGATGTCTTGTAGAACCTATGTATTTCATGAAGAAATACGTAAAGATTCAACATCAAACAAGAGGTATTATTCCATTTGAATTGTATCCATTCCAAGAAGAAACATTACAAGACTTTATTGATCATGATAGAAATATTGTACTAAAGTCCCGTCAAATGGGTATTTCTACACTTGTTAGTGCGTATGCTTTATGGACAATGATATTTAATCCAGGCAAAAACGTATTGATTTTATCTACTGTACAAAATACTTCAAAAGAAATTGTATCAAAAATAAGACTTGCAAATAACAATCTTCCCAGTTGGTTAAAAGTACCAACAGTTGAAGATAATAGACTATCATTGAAGTTTAAAAATGAATCAAGAGTTCTTGCAGCATCTTCAGCCGCTGATAGCGCACGTGGTTTCAGTGCTTATTTGCTTGTAATGGATGAATGTGCATTCATTGAAAACGCAGAAGAAGTTTGGACATCTGCTCAACAAACAATGGCTACTGGTGGTAGAGCTATTTTATTAAGTACACCAAACGGTGTAGGTAATTTCTTCCATCAAATGTGGGTTGACGCAGAATCAAAGAAGAACACATTTAAAACAATTAGATTAAAGTGGGATAGACATCCAGAAAGAGATCAATCATGGAGAGATAGACAAACTGCAGAATTGGGTATCAAACGTGCTGCACAAGAATGTGATACTGAATTTTTGTCTTCTGGTAATACCGTTGTTGATACTGCAATTATTGAAAATTATAGACACAATAAATGTAAAAGTCCAGTAGAAATGCGTGGAGGAGATCATGGATATTGGATATGGGATTATCCTGATTATAGTAGAGATTATATAGTTGCTGCGGACGTTGCAAGAGGTGATGGTGCGGATTATAGTGCGTTTCATGTTATTGATGTTGAAACAATGACTCAAGTTGCGGAATATAAAGGTCAAATAGGCACTAAAGATTATGGTAATATGTTGGTGAGTGTAGCTACAGAGTATAACAATGCTTTATTGATAGTAGAAAATGCAAATATTGGATGGGCAGTATTACAACAAATAATAGACAGACAATATCCAAATACATTCTATAGTAGTGCAGATCTACAATATGTAGATGTAGAAAAACAATTGACAAATAAGATCAATAGAGATGAAAAAAAGATGATTCCTGGATTTACCAATAGTCAAAAAACAAGACCCCTATTGATTTCAAAATTGGAAAGTTATTTCAGAGAAAATTTAGTAGAAGTACGTTCAATCAGATTAATTGATGAATTGTCAGTGTTTATTTGGGATTCAAATAAAGCAACTGCAATGAGAGGATATAATGATGATTTAGTTATGTCATTAAGTATTGGATTGTGGGTAAGAGATACAGCATTAAGACTAAGACAACAAACTATGGATTTAAACAGATCAATGTTAGGCGGAATATCAAGAGCTGGTGGTAGTCAGAATGTATATAAACCACAATCATTAAAGAGTCAAGAAGCTTGGCAAATGAATGTTGGATTAACAAATGATAAAAAAGAAAATCTAACTTGGTTACTCTAATATACTTATATATATAACTTATGGCAAATGAAGAATTTCAAATATTAAAGCAAAGATCTCTTTTCTCCAAGTTAAGAAGACTGTTTTCCACTGATACAATTGTACGTAATGTAGGTGGTAAGAAATTGAAGGTAGTTGATACAGATCAAGCAATGTATGCAACTGACCGTAATACACTTAGAGATCGTTTTAATAGAATTAGAACCAGTGCATATAATCAATACAGCAGAGATTTCACATTAAGTTATCAAGCTGCACGTATTGAGTTATTTCGTGATTATGATACAATGGATATGGACCCTATCATTTCATCTGCACTAGACATTTATGCAGATGAATGTGTTACTAAGAATGAATTGGGTGATATTTTAACAGTCCATTCAGAAGATCAAAACATCAAAGAAATTTTAAATAATTTGTTTTATGACATATTAAATATTGAGTTTAATATGTGGAGTTGGACTAGAAACTTAGTTAAATATGGTGATTTTTATTTGAAGTTATACATTAGTCCTGAATATGGTGTATACTTTGTTGAACCAATGAGTTCATACAATGTTACCCGGGTTGAAAATAGTGATTTAAATAACAAGAATTATACAAAGTTTCAAGTTAATTTGCCTGAAGGCGGTAAGATTGAAGAACTTGAAAATTATCAAATTGCACACTTTAGATTATTGAGTGACAGTAATTTCTTGCCATACGGTAAGAGTATTATTGAAGGTGGTAGAAGAGTATGGAAACAATTATCATTGATGGAAGACGCAATGTTAATTCACCGTGTAATGCGTGCTCCAGAAAAGAGAATATTTAAGGTTGAT